AATGAAGTTCGTAACACAGACAATTTCCCTCGCCTCCGATGACGACGATGTTTTGTCCAGGCGGATTGTTGCGAACTTTGTCTTCAGCAATAGCATCTCTGACGCTCTGCTCCTTGCGCTCTCCGAGCTTCTCTTTTACCTTGTCCTTGTACTCAGAGAAAGCTCGCTCTGAAAGGGAATATGCAGCCGTCATGGCCGCCGTGCGTCTGTGCGCTGATCTAGATGCAATGATGATCAATCCGACAGTGCTCATCCCAACCACTGTAGCTGGAATATAGCGCTTCCAATGCGTTTTGATGTCATGCTTGATTCGATCTCGTCGACTAGTCTCCTCGGGATATAGAACACAATGCATCGCTGTGTCATATCCAGACTGATGAGCCAAATATGCAGTGGTAACAACCCCACTGACTGCCAGCCCCGACATGATTTCCGGTGAATTGCTCCGGAGGAATTTCTCTACGTGCTTAGCCGTCGCTTTCAGATCCACGCTGTTGCCTCTTTTCCAGTATTGTGACGATGATGAACGTGGCGAACACGCAGAACACGACGAACCAGAAGATCACTCCGCCTATGAACAGAATATCCGTCAGCATCCGCTGTAGCATGAATGGTACCTCTGCTTTCGCATCTCACGGACGAATATCCAGACCAACCAGAATCCGCACGTGATACAGATCATGAAACAGTCAAAGATGAACTTAAAGAAACCGTAACTACGGCAACGACAACAAACAAACACGATGTATCCTTTCGAGTAGTGAAAAATTAAATGAGAAGCTAGGGTTAACGGCCCATCGAAAACCGTTATTGCTGGGATGCTCGCAAGCAGTGCTCCACCAGGCGGAAGCGGATATTCTCCGCTCACATTCGTGTCTCGCCTTCTTCTCATTAGAGTCCGTGTAAATCTTGCGAGGGAAATTTAAATGAGAGGTTCCCACGATTGTTTTCCAATGGGGTATGGGTTTCAGCTAGTTCTCCAATCTAGTCTCCTCTCATTAGGAGCGCTGTATTCCGTGCGAAAACTACAGACGATGTTCTGTCTGTAGCCTTGGGGATCTGTGTACTCAGTCGATTGACTTCAGCACAACGAAGCCGTTACGCACTTCAACCTCATCCAACGCCCAGTTAGCGGTACCAGAGTCTCCATTCTCAATGATCTCAAAGATCACTGGAGTAGATGGCTTCAGTTCCGGCATAGCCAGAAACGTATTCATGAGGTCTCCCATGGTCATTGGCTTATCGCTCATGTCCTCTTCCTTTCGTTGGTCCTCATTACACACCCTGTTTTCCGTGCGAAAAATATAGAGTGTGTGAGAGGGTTGGCCGTTGCCCTTGCGGGTGTCGCCAGATCTAATGATCTCCCTCTCATTAGAGTACATGTATTTCTTGCGAAAAATATATGAGAAGTTCCGTCATTGTAAAGGTATCGTTAGATACCAGTCGATACGCATACAAGTGCGTACCTGGGACCGGTTAACAGATTAGTCCTCCAGTTCTAATCTCTTCTCATTACACACCATGTATTTCTTGCGAACTTTTTCTGAGACACTCCCCCCGGGGATTTTTCCAGATTCGAAAGACTATATGCCGTGTAAAATGGCGAAAGCATAGAAGCCGTGCACTTTCGAATTGCACACGACTCCTACACTCTCAGCTACTTCAGATGCTGATGTCTCTGTTCTTCGGCTTCAGGATGAAACTGAGAGCTTTCGACACCACGACATGATTCTGTTCGGCGAATGCGATCACCAGGATTCCCAGAATGTTGCCGGCCACAATGATGTACGTGTCACGGTTGATTCGGTTGGGCTCATTTTCTCGCCTTTCCTCACCAACTCGTGCCAAGAATATCACTGCTTTGGCATACTCTGGAGATCCCACGTCATACGTATTCATTTCGTCCAGAATCCGATCGATGGCGTCGTCAAATCTCTCTGACTCCTTCCTCCGCCGGAATACTTTGAGCATCTTGTGTCCTTTCGTAGTCTTCCATTACAAGCGATGTTTTGCTTGCGAAGACTACGACGCCTGGCTGTCAACCACTTTGAAAGAGATTTCCTTCCGAGTAGGGTCGATTTCATCGGCTGTCACATTGAACACCCGTTTCCATCCGGCATCGGTGGGTTCCAAATATGTCTCGCCGACATACCGCTCACTGTTGTTGAAGTTTCTTGCCGAAATACCGACGATGGTTCCCAGAAACGCTGTGATCGCTGTCATTGTGACAGAGATGTTGGTGATGTTGTCCCACTCCCATTGTGTTGCCACGACGACGTACAGTGTGGTGAGAGCTGGAAGCACAATCAACACCAAGTACTTGATGAAGTTGTACACGTTTGCGGGTAGAGTGAATCCGGTCATTATTTCTCCTTCAGGATTTGGTCGAGACGAGCTTTGGTTCTATCAAGATCTCTAGTCAGAACTCGAACTGATTCTTGCGCACCTTCGATCTTAATCTTCATTTCTTCGATTGTTACCAGAAGCATTTGATTCTCTGCTTCTAGATTCGTAACCCTTTGGTCAGAGCGTTTGAGGGCAGCAGTTAATGATGCAACTGCTGATTCTGCTCCCACAGCAATTACGCTTCCTTTGTCAGCTTTGAACCTAAACACCGGTATCAATGCTCCGGTGAGACCGCCGCCAAGAATAACTCCAACCAGAGCTATTACCAGTGTGTCCGTGTTCATGCTCGCTTAGTCTCCCTCCAGGCTTTACTCATGATCTCATGAAAGTCATTGATCATCATTAACCGAAGTGCACAACCACCAGCGATAGCTAAATATCGCATATACTCGAGCCAAGCTTCAAGATCAAGTATGGATCTCGCTACCCCGGCAGTCAACCACATTGCTCCCATCAACCACAGTCCGGATTCCTCGATCACACGACCCTTTTGCGAGAATATAGACATAGTTAATCCGCTGCCTGTCATCACAGCTCCGATGAATCCCATGATTACCCAAGTCCACAGTATGTACTTCGGTAAAGAAAGGATTCCAGCATTTGCGTTGTCTAGAATCTCCGGACGATATAGCAACAGCTTGAACGCTCCATACACCGAGAGAAACGTGCTCACACACGCTACAAACTCAAATGGATGAGCGTAGATTCCATGCTTCAGACTGAAAGTCATTGTACTCCTTTCTATTCGTTCAGAGCCGCTAGTGTCGGATATCCACTTTCGCCATTTTCGTCTTGAAATGACACGTGTTCAGCTACACGCATCACTGTTTCTATGTCGTAGTTCCCTTGTACAGTGACAAGATCTCCTACGTCATAGTGCTTCTTGAATTTGTAGCGAGTTGTTCTTGAAATATCCGTAGCTAGAAGATTCGCCAGTACTTGTGACCGAAGTGCTTGTTGTCCACGAACGTCCATGGCATCGTTGATGGCTGCGCTGATCGTTCCATCTACGACTTCTGTGTCATCGTACATTTCATCCAGATCACTACAATCAACAAACATCACACGACGGTTGTATCCAGTCGGTGTATTGTCGCTTCTCATCGTGTAGTAATTGGAGAGGCAGAAGAAGTCGGTTTTCAGAGCAGCGTCACTCCAGAAATACTCCGATTTGTCCAGGTCTCCAAATGCATGAGAGAATATGATCTGATTTTTTCTGTCGATTCCGTTGTGAATACGGAACTCGGTTGTATCGGGATCAACATTGTCGGCATTGGGACGAACAACCTGAATCCCGAAATCATCTATCGCCAACAACTCCAACACAGCAGAATGTAGGTTTTGCTTCCGCATTGTTCGAACTTGAGCGGTGCTTGGACCAACGTGTTGTTGGTTCTCAATACACACGAACCCGGCTATTTGATCTCCGGTAGGACCGAAGAACAAGGAAGTAATGTGTTCGTCTACCATGTACTTGATCTGCTCCCAAGAAGTACCAAACGGTAGCACATAAGGCTCATTGGTGAGCATCAAACGCACTCCTGCAAGCACATAAGTCTCGATGTCATCACCGACAATTCGGTGTTTCAAATATGATTCGAGACTTCTACCACGAATTGTGATCTGAGGTTCTTGGTCATCCCCACCATCTTTGATGTTGATCGTTTCCACCATCATCACTTCCAAAGTATCGGTATGTGAGATCATGGTGCCGAGTGGAAGTATTGCTCTGAGATTGGAACTCACTCCTGCTGTGATTTCGAATTCTCCAGCATCTCGATAACGTTCAGTCCACTGAATCGTTTTGATCTTGTTGAGAACTTCTCCGTTTGTGAGGAATGACGGATCAGATCCAGGATTGAACTTGAACAGATCCATCAGACCCCCCAGTGTGTCTCATACCAGTACCATTCGTCGAGAGTGAGTACTGTGTCATCTTCAATTACGTACTGGTTCTCCAACGGGAACATCAACGGCCAAATGGAACCGAGAGCCAAGACATCCGCCAGATTCAAGGCTACGGCAGAACGAACTCGATACAAGTACTTATTGTTCTCATCACTGGAAATATAGAGCTCGTCTCCAGTGAGGAATGCGTAATTGATCTCGAAGCTCCAGTCAGGAGAACCGCCTGGTTCTGTTATCACAAACTCAGATGCTCCACCAGTGAATGTGAACTTCATATACATTCCATGCGGGGCCGTAGACACAGGATCATTGATGACAACAGTGTCACCTAGATCAACATCAGCCACGATTTGACTCGTAACATTCATTGATCTGATCAACGGGTTCTCACATTTGACTGTGATGAACACATCGGTATCTTTGGTAGAGACGGGGGCGTTGAACTTCGTGATGAAGCCTTCAAGCACCCCCACCGCTACCTCGTCGTCGAAGAATCTGAGTTGAACCACTCCCTTTCGATTGGAAGCGATCGCCCGTTGCAGATTACTCCGCAGTGAAGCTGGTGTATCGCCTACACGCCAATTCGGTCGAAGACCGATACGCATCACTACTTCCCTTGGTTCGAGAACTAGTGATGAGAAGTTGACATTGGAGACAAGTCCTTGCCCGTAAAACTGCGGAGTAATCTGATCAGCGTCCAGCCCATCCACTGCTTTGAGCAGATAGGGGTTCCGATGCTTGGGCCCTTCGAAGTCAAACGTCGCTACCTCAAGATCGTTGGAATATAGACCGATGCGGTGTACTCTCATACTTTCTCCAACTCGTCTTGGGTAACCCTGATGAGGCTACGAGTCTGACGGTAAACACGAGCAGTGTTCAACATCTCTGGTGAGTAGTTGTTCTGCTCAAATTTGACTTCCTTGATCTCAGTTGGCTTCTCGGATTCAGCCGCATCGGCCTCTGCTTTCGCTTGAGCTGCGTCTCCGATAGCGTTGGCTTGCCCAACTGACACACCAGCTGTAAGCGGATCTGTGCCGAGCAAACTACCGATTTGACCGGCAGTAGCTTTGACCTGAGTCAGATCCATTACTGGTGTAATCGTCGGATTGAACTCCTCGGTGTTCTCCAAGGAATATGCCATCGCTCTGACGGAGTCTCGGAAGGACTGAATCGTCCGATCAGCAAGATCTCGTCCAGCAGCTTCAGACGATTTGTCTGTCTCTAACGCCTTAACAATTCCTTCCGGAATGAACGCTGAGATTTCCATGAATACTCTGGACGGAGAACGAATGCCCAAGGCGTTCATGAAGCCATCTTTGATCTTGCTTGCGAGGTTCTTACCAATGTTCCAGAGTGCATCGATGATCTTTTGTGCACCAACCGCAGTGACGATTCCTTGAACGATTGCCCAAGCCAAATCATATGCGGCTCGATTGATCTCTTCGTCATGACTATCAATTGCTTCAGTCAGACCATCCATAAGAGCAATCAGAACATCAAGCATCCGGTTAGCAAGAATGAGTGCCGCAGTGAGAAGCCCATCAAGAATATCGCCGACAAGTCGAGCGCACGCCTTGATAATGTCCTGTGCGTTCTCACCCATTCCATCCAAGAACTCGATGAAAGCCTCAGCACCAGCCGTAGCGATGCGTCCATAAAGCTTTCCGACTTCTTCGATGAATCTAGTAATGAGATCACCAACCGTACCAGCAATATCGTCGATGTTCTGGATGATTCCGTCAAGAAGCCCTTGAAGGACATCCACACCCGCTGTGATGAGTTCAGGAAGATGTAGGGCGATGCCTTCCAGCAATGCCACCAGTAGATCGTTCCCGGCGTCAACCAGTTCAGGTACATGACGAGTAAGTTCTCTGAGGAACCGAGCGATGATGGTCGCCACCGTATCAACAATCTCAGTGACGTTGTCCTCGATTCCATGCAGGAAGTCGAGTATCAACTTGAAGCCAGTCTTGACAAAGTCCGGAGACGCGTCTCGAATGACTTGAAGGATGCTCAAGATGAGCTTTGTGACGACTTCTGTGGCAGCTGGGATGTTGTCGATGATTACCTTGAGTAGGGCAGCGATGATCTTCCCGAGACCCGTCACCATTGCTGGTAGCGAATCGATGATCGATTGCACGATCAACAGAAGACCGTCTGTGAACACCTTGATCAGCTCTGGAATTCGTGACAAGAACTGATCTACAGCATACATGAGTACGTCGATGCCGGCGGTTCCAGCCGCAGCAATGATCTGGAAAGCCTCTGCCAGCAAAGCAGCGCCCACTCCAACCAGTGCAAAGCCGGCACCGAGTGCAAGCAAAGCAACCGATAGAAGTAGCATCGCCGGAATGGCACCTTGAATGGCCAAAGACGCCAAGGCCAATGTTCCCAAGGATATAGCCATGATGGCCAGACCCTTTGCCAGCTGCTTCCAATTCATATCGGCGAAGCCCTTGAGTGCCTTACCAAGTAGCAACAATGATCCGGAGGCAATGCCGAGGGCAATTGCGCCTGGGATAGCGCCTTGCATGAGAGCTAGTCCACCAGCCAGAATCAACAACGATCCACCAAGGACCGTCATCGCCTTACCGATTTCCTCCCATGACATCGTGGCAAATATCTTCAACACTCCTGCGAGGATAGTCAAAGCAGTTGCAACTGCTATCAGAGCCGGACCACTAATGATCGAGGTAAGCGGCATTAGTTGTAGAGCTCCAGCGATGATCAACAGACCACCCGCCAAAGCTGTCATTCCCTTACCGATTTCTTCCCACGACAACGTCGCAAATATAACCAATGCCGCCGCCAAGAGGTTCAGGGCAAATGCCACAGCAATCAATGCTGGACCGATCAGTATGCTTGCCACTGGCATTAACTGCATTGCGCCTGCGATGATCAACAGGCCACCGGCCACCGAGACAAGTCCCTTACCGATCTCTTCCCATGACATCGTGGCAAATATCTTCATCGCTGCAGCCAAGATCGTCACAGCTCCTGCGATGGCGATCATCCCGAGACCAACGGCAATCAGATTCGGTCCGCCCCCCTTAAGCAACAAGGCGGCCGTAGCCATCTCAATGATCAAGGTTTCAATCGTCAATAGGCCGTTCGCCAAATCACTCGGACTTAGTTGAGCCAGTACTGCTAGTGCAGCAGACAGAATTAAGATGGCGGTAGAAATCGCATTCATCGCAACTGTGATGCCTATCAAACCAAGCCCAGGAGTAAGACCTCCCTTTCCACTTGAGATATTGAGAAGTGCCACAGCTCCAAGAAGTTGACCCATACCAACCGCCAACGCTGTCAGAGACTTCGCCAGTGATTCTGGATTGATGAATGACAACACCAACACGGAAGCTGTAAGAACAGCCAACGCCTTAGCGATGTCGAGCAACGCATTCGCCTTGATTTGCGTCTGCATCGTCTTCAACGTGTCAGTCAATGTACTCATGTTGGTCTTCAACGCATCGATGAGACCGCCACCCTTGGTTAGAGCTTCGAGACCTTTACCTCCGAAGTTTGCACCGAGGTTTGCACCAAAGTTTGCACCGAGGTTTGCGTTGTTGGCTCCGAACTGTTGTAGTCCACGACCACCCAAGAGAATGCCGAGCGAATCCAAGAGATTGAGGAATTGATCGAACTCCTCACTCATGAATGCGTCTTGCAACGTAGGACCGATCTTCTTAGCGAAGTCCCAAATATCACCAAGAACGTCGCTAATTACATCGAATACGGTTCTACCGGTGTTCCAAATCCACTGGAAAGCGTCGCCCATCTTCTTGACGACGTCCCACATCGTACTGGTAACGTCCTTCGCCTTTTGCAAACCTTCCTGGATCTTGTCGACGTAACCTCTGACCCGATCGAAGCCACCCGCCAGCGAATTGCTAGTGTTGCCATCGACGTTCTCGGCAAACGAAGTGAACAGATTCTTGATCGCATCCGGAATGTGGATGTCGAAATTGGTTCCAAGAAGACCATTGATGAATTCTTGCATCGGAGCAAGGACCTCTCCGATTTGACTCATGCCTTCTTTGATCTTGTCCCGAACATTGAATATGAACGAAACGATCGGAGAATCCTCTGCAAGGTATCCGCCATGGAAATTCCCAAACAAAAGACTATCAAATAGCTGCCCGAGGGCACTACCGAGGTTCCCTGCGATTTCCTTGATCTTGCCGGAAGGATCGGCTTTGAACGCATCAACGAAGTTTGTGATCTTCTCAGTCAGACTGTCGAAGAACGCGTCAATACCTCCACCGGCCACCAGAGTGTTGTAAAGATGCTGGATGTAGCGAGCAATCTTGTCAAAGAAGTTGAGAGCGTTCTCAGCTCCACCTCCACCAGTGAAGTACTGGAACAGATCTCCAACGAACTCACCAAACCGCTTGACGATTTGAAGACCAATGTCAATCGATGTGAAGAATGCCGAAGCGTATCTAGCCACTCGATCGAGACCAGCTCTACCAAGATCCAGTTTGTCGACGAATTCACCGAACTTCTCAGTGAGCTCGAACAACCGTTCACCAGTCATCCGTGGGAAGATATCGTGGAATGCGAACTGGACTTGATCGATGATCTTGTTCAGATTAGAGAACAGATCTTTGATCTTCTCGATTATCAGTGTTCTACCACCGAGAGCTTTCCAGTCACTCAATACCTTGTTACGGGCATCGGCATTCTTACCAACCCATTCACCAATGATGTTGTTGAAGTCGGTGAACGTTGCTTTGGCTTCATTGAAGTCGCCGAATATAAGTTGGAAAGAACGGCTCCAACCGGAACCAATTGACTCCTTGACCGTGCCTAGAAGCTGTGTGAGCGTCTTGACTTCAGTGGCAGAATCGCTGGCCAACTTACCGAGGCGAGCCAATTCAGTAGCTTGCTCTTCGGTGTATCCGAGAGCGACGAGTTGAGCCTCTGTGAGATCACCAGTGAAGCCCTGCAGAACCGTGGTCAAAACGTCAGCCGTCAACCAATCCTGTTCCAGAGATTCACGAAATCGGACGCCACTCTTCTCCCACTCGTCGAACGTCATGTCCATCGGAATATCGCCGAACTTACCGAGTGCCTTACCCGTCTCGAACAACTGCTCCTGGAAGATTCTTCCACCGAAGCCAGCATTCTCGACTGAGATCCAGTCCTTGAGTCGTACAACACCAGCGCTCAATGCCTGAGAGAGCTGATACATTCCGGTAGCGGCTTGTTCAGCGCTCGAGCCAGACAAGGCAGCGAGGTTAGAGATACCCTTGATCGCTCCAACTGAAGTGTCGAGATCGATGCCGGCAGTGGTGAACGTACCAACGTTCCTCGCCATCTGAGCGAAATTATAGATCGTCTTGTCTGAGTATTCGTTCAATTGATTCAGTGCAGCATTGACCTGCTCAAGCGTCGTTCCTTGTTTCGACGTGTTTGCCAGAATCGTCTGGATCGAATTCATGTTGGTTTCCATCTCACGGAAACCCTGAATGATTGGGTCCGTCGTCAACGACGTCGCCATGTCGATACCAGTACGAACTGCTTGTGATGCGATCTGTGCTAGCGCAGTGATACCAATCGTGGCAAGTGCCAAGAACTTCTTACTGACGCCTCCGATGGAGGTCGCCATCCCTTCGAGATTGAAGCCCTTAACCTGCTGTGCGAACTCTCCGAAACTCTTGCCTGTGGCTCCGAAGTTCAAATTGTTCTGAAGACTCTTGGCATCACCTGTTGCCTGAGCCATGCTCCGAGTGAACTGCGACGTATCGACTGTCATTTTGAGCGTAGACGCCTTGGACAATTCTCCAAACGTCTTGCTCACGTTCTTGAAATCCATTGCGTGCTTGAGCTGATCAAGACTCTTGATGGACGTGGCGATGTCACGTTCGAACTTCGCATTGTCGAACGTCATGTGAATGATTCTGTTGTCAATCGAACTCATCGTGTCACCCTCTTCCAAATCTCATCGGTCATCTGATCGAACAATGGTTGCATTGCAGGGTTGATGAAGTCCCTACCTTGTACGTATCCACCGTTTCTGGTGGCATGACCGTATTGAATCAGAATGACGATTGGAATCCGATTTTCAACGTTGTCGTTGAACCAGGATATGGTGATTTCACCACGGTTTTCACGAACCTCGTATCGCCAACGCTTGGATGTCTCTCGAGTATCTTTTGGAGTCGCATTCGAAAGAGCATCTACTCCACGAATCCCATAGCTATCCAACCAACCATACTGCCGACGCTTACTCATGCTTCGAAGGAACTTTTCGGTGTGCTTGAACGAACCTGAATGAGTTACCTGAAACACGATATCTCCTAAGCGGTCCAGACGTTGGCGATTGTCACCAAATCTCCTAACGATGGTAGATGTGCGTCATTCGTTTCGTCTCCATAGAGAATCGCTTCTAGAGCTGTCACGAATTCGGGTTGGGATTTGGAGGTATCAAATATGAGATGCGCTGTCGGACGGAAGCCTGGGACTCTTTGCGGAGTTCCTGTAAGGTTCCATTCAAACTCAACCATGTCTACGTTTTTGCCAATGGTGTTCGCTGATCTTTGAGCTGGCACTGCGCTGAGATTCACAGCAACATGGATTTTGTATCCAAAAGCTGCTTGGACATCGTTGCCGATCAAAGTTCGCCAGGAGAGGCCAAACAAGATCGGAACTTGCGCCGTCACCATCATCCCATTGTCGGATTCCACGATCCCTTCGTATTCTTCGAACTCTGGTGGATACGTGATTGCCTTGAGTGAGGCAGCGAAATCGGCCACAGCGATGACATCATCGATCTTGACCCCATCCCAATAGATCGGATTTGCCTGAGCACCAGTGAATTTCTCGTCGACGGATGTAAGACCATTCCACTCCACTCCACTACCATCTTCGAGGTATAGAACTCCTCTATCAACGCCATACTCGTAGAACTTCTGTCCTACTCCATCCCACGAAAGAGTTGTCATCATCCCTCCTATCCTCTGGTTCCCTGTTCAGCTCTTCTTCTTGCGTTTTCTGAACGTTGCCATTCGGCAATCTCTGATCTAGACTGCTTCTTGGGCTTGGCCTGCTTTACGCTGAAAATTCGAATCAGAGCAAACAGTTGATTGAGATGTCGATTCTCCCATTCAGTGGGAATGCCGAAGGAGTACATCCAGTAGTAGATCATCTCCGCAGTGATCTTGTCCGACCGACCCTTCTTCACAGGCTGTTCTCTGAATGTTGTCGCTGTTTGTTTGGAATCGATGTACTTATTGATCTCTTCCAGATTCTCAACCGACATTCTGGAAAGCTTTTCGAAGGTAACCCCCGGGGAAATTACCATGAAATGAATGTACCAGAGCATTTCTTCTTGAGTCTTTTGATCATCAGTCAAGAATGCCTTTTCGTATTTCGACTCCCATTTTGACAGAGAGATCAGAGAATGCTCAAGATGAAGTTGAAACGACGATCCACTTTCGAACACGTCTTTCTCTTCATTCCACATTTCCATGGCTGGAACAGTAATAGTGAGCATTCTCTGACCTCCCAATGTCATCACGTCGGGACGACGTAGTACTCCTGTGTCTGAGCGGCAGGGATGTAGAAGCCAGTAATCGGCGACAACGTGACATGGTACACCGTACCAGTGACAAGCACCAGTGCTTCGGTTCCGGCCTCGGACAGAGTGTCGCCATCGACAACCCAACTGTCGCCATCCCAATGCTCCGTCGTGAAGCGAACATTGGTTGTGGTACCACCGATGGCAACAGCATCCGTAGCGGCAGCCACGGTGATGTTGGTTGCAGTGGCAGTGCCGTTCAGAAGTGCACTGACTTCATCCGGGGTGGGCAGCTGAGGATCACCGGATGCGCCGTAAAGCAACGCCTCGAGTGCCGCCAACTGAGTCGGATCTGCCGTGGTCGAATCGACCGTGAGCACGGATGTCTGGACCTGGACGCTGTCAATGGTGATGGGAACCGGAACCGACGTCAGCTCGAAACTGAGTTCGGTCATCTCCGGTGAATCGTTCACCGTGTCGTGCGACTCCTCGGAGGGAGCAGCGAAGCATCCATAAA